CTCGAATAGCAGCTTGCGTTGCATTCATATCCTTGATGTATTCATTACAAAATTTTTCATGCTTCTTGTTCTTTAACTCGGCCACTATCTCACCTCCTGGCTATCTTAATACATCACGGCTATTTCTCTTAAATCGGCCGTGCGAACGAGTGCATAATCCACAATTACTTTTATGTGCGTGGTCATGTGTGATATACGTTTGACACAGGCCGTCATATTCAATTAGTTTTGCTGTGCAAACGCCGTTCTTATTATTCAGGCATTTACGTTTAATACATTTGACTTCTGTGCTCATACCTTTTCACCTTAATACTTTGTACGCTCAAATCCGATGACTAGTTGGTTGTTGTTAGGCTATATAGTTATCGGAGGACTACTAGTTCTAGTCATCAGATGTCAGCGTACAACGATACAGGGCAAGCTCATAATGTATAAGCTTAGTATTATTCTGTGGACAAAATCGGCTCGCCCTGGTTTCATTGTGCGGTAAATTTCATTTTTACATAGTCCCTCTCCTTAGCTTACGCGATCGCCTACATCATAAATACGGGCCCCTGTATTTACAATGCTACATACAACAAAAAGCACGGTCTTCATCACCGTGCTTTTTGCCGAGTTGTGTATAAGAGAGGATTTGTGTTAGATGACTAATGACACCTTTCACAACTAC